CACTTCCAGTTAAATGACCGATTCATTTATCAATGCTATACGCACACTCGGGCTCGAGGCTTTTGAACAAGGCCCCGATGGCTCTGGCACATCTAAAGTTGAAAAACTCATGGATGCGCTCAAGGCAGGTTCTGCTAAGTTGCAAACGCTCAACGCGTCACAACTTTTGCAAGGCCTCGCAATCCTCAATGGGTTGAAAAAGTTGTTTGCGGGCCCCGCAATGACGAACGAGACCGCCTCGCCTATCAATGTCCTTGAGACTATTGATTCTGAAGCGGAGCCTCAACCCAATCGAGAGGGCAAACTCATGGCCGTGCTGGCGATCATGGGTGCTCTCTTTGGTGCTGCGCTGGCCAAGGCCGGCAGCATCTCCGGAACGATCATGCGTTGGCATGATGATCGCGTCCGAAGTGAGTTCCAACAAGGAGGCTATAAAGGCGTATTCGGCTCCATGTATGAACTCATTACCGAAGATGGCGAAGAAATGGTCATGCGTTTTTCTTTCGTCGTTGAGGCATTACGAGCTGCTGCAGTTGGGATGAAGTTCCTGCCGTACATTCTCGGGGCTATCACCGCCATTCTTGGCGCGTTGATCGTCCGTCGCTTGGCTATCATTGGATATGATTATATCAAAGGTAAGTTTAGCAAGGAGATCTCTTCTCGACTTGTCTCAGAGACACTCGAGCGAGGCAACCTCGAAGCTTTCCAGACTCGTCAGATATTTGAAGAGACTAATATCGTTTTGGCAAAGCCGCGAGATGGCACTGGCCATTCGCACCCCAATTCAGCTGCTCTTCGCAATGCTGCTTTGAACACCGCTAAGAATGTCGCAGGCAAACTTGGCCGTGAGCTCTACGACTTTCAAATGTCCAAGAGCAACCAACGAGGAAATGGTCCATCTGTTGATGGTTGCCGTATCTATTATTGGGCAGAGGATCTCGCTTCACGACATCAGTCAGCGCTTGACTCCAATCTCCAATTCAAATATGATCCGAAGAAGCAACTATTGTTCATGAATGATGTTGATTATTATCTCGGTCCGGACCGCATTAATGCGATGTTTGGCGACTACCCAGGTGACGCCATCATTGCTACAATGTGTCCGCGCAAAGTCGCCAACTCTGAAGGTGAAATGGCTTGGCGCTTTGATGAGGAGGGCAACATTTGCGTGAAGGTGAGTGGCGGTGCTGAATACAAGCACCCGCTCAACAACTGGAATAAAGACAGTTTCGTTGCCACTTCAACTGGTCCGGGCCCAAAGAAGGTGTCCGCATACCACATCTCGCGAAAACCACTTGGTGAACACCATCAGCTCATGTTCATTTCGTTGATCGCGACATTCTCTTGGCCGATTTTCCCGGTCAGCTGGGCCATTCAGGGCTCTGGCATCACCAGATTGAATCCTGTTTATGGCAAAGCCAAGAAGGATCCGCTAAACTTGCTTAAAGGCAACGTAGGCAACAAATTCGTCTGCATGGACCTTATGATGCAAGATGGTTTGTATCGATCTGTTGCACCACTTGGTTCTTGGACATCTGTCACGTATCCTATGGTGTATTTTGACGCTTGGCATTCATATGCTAAGACGTCACGCGCCGGCGTGTTCCCCGCTGGTGTTCAATCAGTGGTGGCTAAGAATGAAAAGACTGGCCTACCACTCGATAGGCTTGGTGTTGCTGAAGCTAGCCAGATAGTTGATTATCTGCGTTGGGGCATACCAAAGAATGCCGCTCAAGTTTACCCGCCAACACTTGGAATCGTTCAGTATTGGTTTGGTAAGAATGATGGGGATGCAATTACGCATAGCAATCCGTTTGCTGTGCAACCGATGGATGCATTCGGCTCTCCCATCATCAAGCCACAAGCTTCACCAATGCGTAGCCTCGAATCAGATGAGCGAACTGTTTTCGGGCGTATTGAGAAGTTTGTTAAGAAGAATCTCGAAACGAAAGATGGTGAACCACCAGTTTCCAATCCAAAATTGAACAAGTACATAACTGAGTTCGTTTCGATCCTTATTCCTGCGGATAAGCGGCACACGTTACATCCAAAGGACTTCGAGTATGTTTACGACAAACAGTCTCGACCATCGCAGCAAAATTTACTCAAACAAGGTGAAGTTGCCGCGTTCCTCCCAACGAAGAAGGTGCGTGTTGGCTGGAAAGATGGTGATGATGATGATTATCTCCTCACATCCGCTGAACGTGTTGCTGAGTTCCAAAAGGCCGAACCCAACATGAAGGATGGGGCTGATCCACGCCCCATCACGACATCCACACCCGAAGTGAAGGGCGCGTATGCTCGTTATCTCTATGCTTTCTCAGACGAGATCATGAAAAAGCAAGAGTGGTATGCGTTTGGCAAAACTCCTTTGGAGACCGCCACGCGTATCGCGTCCATGCTGCAGGGAGCCGAGAAGGCGAACTGTTCGGATGCATCACGTTTTGATGGACACGTCGCATACCTCGCGCGTGTCGTTGAGCGTGCTGTGCTGATGGCGTCATTTGACCCCACTCATCACAAAGAAATCAATGAGCTACTTGACGCTCAAGTTGGTCTTGATGGTTTCACCAAATTTGGGCGTAAATATTTCACAGGATATACTCGCGGATCAGGTTCCGCTGAGACTGCTGACTTCAATTCACTCATTACTGCTCTTATCGACTACATCGCCGCTCGCGAGACGTTGGTAGAGGGCAGAAACATGACGTCAGGGGAGGCGATGAACTGTTTGATCATGTATGGTGGAGATGATTCCATCAATCGCAACATCGATCCAAAGAAGATCGTGTTTGCAGCCGAGTTAATCGGCCAAGAATATGAGGTTGAGACTTTCCACCGAGGAGAGGCTGGAGTCAACTTCCTCAATCGCTATTACGGACCAGATGTGTGGTACGGTGATAGCAACTCGATGTGCAATCCATTTCGAGCACTCTCTAAGCTATTCATTGCTTCGAGGGCCATACCGAATCCACAGAAGCGATTTGGCGAGCGATGCCATGGCTATTACTTGTCTGACCAAAACACCCCCGGGTTATCTGGCATCATTGCTGTTACCAAGCAATTGATGGATCCAAAAGGTGATTGGACACGTGCCATTGATGACAAGAACCGCGACATGATGGTGCCGTGGGACGGTCATTGGGCCATCGATTCAAACTATCCAAACGTCGATCTCCACGGTTGGATGATTGAGATGTTCAATCGTTTTGTACCTAATTTTGATTGGGACATATACCGCGAACGAATTCGTCTCATTCGATCAACTGGTAACATGAAACTCATGTTCAGTTTCCCAGCGTGCGCTGAAATTCAGCACGTGCCGGAACCACGCTCCGACGTGCCGTACGCAACTATTGACGATGGCATCATTAATCCGAAAGTGAAATCAACCAAGGTTGATGACGATGAAGATGTTGACGACAAACACGTTGCTGCTACCGCCAAGAGCATTGAGCAAGCTAAGGGTGCCACACCAAACTTGCATCACAAACCAAAAGTTGAGCTTGACTTTGGGTCGTTCAAGAAGACGACTGTCGTCGCAACCGAGTCTAAGGATTCGTCATTGCAGTCAATGCTCAACCAATGGAAGGAGCTTAATGAGCGCGCTGCTCAGAAGAAAGCTACCAACACTCGTAAGACTAAGCGCCAATTGAGAGATGAGCGTTTGATCGATAAGAGCAAATGGGGTGCGCTAAAGCAAGGCAAGATGACTAACCAAGAGTACGTCGTCGCGCAGGAGCAGCATTTGAAGCGCAACACCATTTTGGCCATGAAGGCCGCCGATCGCTTGGAGCGTGCCATGAAAGGCACGTATAAGTACGTGGACGACCTGAAACCACAGAAAGCGGCACAGATCCCGCCTAAGACGTTGGCCAAAGGCCAATCACCAACGCCCGTTGAATTCAAGACTGAATCGGCGAACGAACAACAACGACCCAACCTCGTTGAATCAAATAGCGGCAGCAATGCTGCCGCCCCATCGGAGTCTGACTCTGATGGCATGACTGACATCTCATTATCAGATGATGATGACGACGTCAGCGATACGGGCGCCTTATCAATTGTCGCCAAGATTTGCATGGACCACAAGTCGTTCATGGACTTTCTGGACGTTGAAAACCGTATGATATCGACAATGCCTTATGATGAACTGAAACAGTTCATCAATTTGTTTATATCACAGCACCCCGCTAATGGCGGCTTAGCTCTCCAAGATGATCTGAAAGCCAAAGCTGGCTCCTTCATGGCCATTAGCACCAATCAGCAACTCGAAAAACCTGAGGAGCTGCAACTGCGATATCAACACCAAAT